ATTATTGAGTGTGAAACACCATTTTCTATTCCGAAGGCGAAACTGTACACTTTTTGTGTCATTTTCAGTATTTTTTATACTATTTATACTATTATCAAAGGAGGGGGTGGAATTTAGTATTACCTCCACCCCTGTGTCATTTGTGTCACATTGTGCCATTTATATTTATAATCTTCTATTTAAATATATTGCATTTTTATTAAAATGGATCCTAAAGTTGTAGCGAACGCATTAGCGAAGCATCGTCGTGATTATAAGTTAGCCCAGTATGCTGGTGGGGCTAAGGCAGCTGGGGCAGCTGCTCTCGGCTATGCCGCCAAGAAAGCATATGAGTATGCGTCTAATTATCGGGGTGCTCCGTCACGTCCTTCTCTTATTAAACGTAGTAATAAGGCTAGGCTACAAGCCAATGCAAATCCTAATAAGTCTTTTTATAAAAGTAAAAAGAGGGTTGCTCCTAAGAGCGGCCTTAAGAAACTTCAGTCTCAAGTAAAGACATTAGCGAGAGCTAATAAAGCCGATATGGGTCTTCTCACATATCGCTCCCGTACATCCGGGAGAAATTTAGCGGCGGAAAACGTTACGTCGTATGTTGACATTGCAATATGGTCAACCACTTATATTGAAAGTGTTTTAGGTCAGTTAAGGTACTATGACCCTTCAGCTCCGTCTACTCTTGTACAGGCAGATGGTACTACAGGATCTTTCATGAAAGATTTCTATTTCAAGCGTGCTTTTTGTAAATTAACCGTTAGGAACAATTACCAATCACCTGCTGTGATTGCAGTATATAATTGTTGTGTTAAAGATGATACGTCAGTACAGCCATATACAGCTATGACCCAAGGTCTTACAGATGTCGGCGCTCCTTCTGCGACGTCTACGTTGGTTTGGCCAACAGATTCTCCTCAGTTTAGAGATTTATGGAGAGTTGACAAGACTACTAAAGTTACTCTGCAGCCTGGCGAAGAGTGTATTGTTACCCATCAAATTCCACCCTTTTCCTATGATCCATCTCTTGTGGATTCTCATAGTCAAGTGTTTCAGACACGTTATAAAGGTTTTGGTTTTCTTGTCCGCACCTGTGGTGTGATTGGACATGATACTGTTGCTGATCAACAGGGTATTTTACCGGCAGGTATTGATTGGACTCTTGACCGTTCTGTTCAAGTAGAGTATTCTGCAGGTGCAGATATTGAGTATGTATACGTTACTGATAGTCTCGATTCTATGACGACTTCAGCGGTTGTTTCTCAGAAACCGGTTGCGGATAATATAGCATACAGTGTAGCATAATAAACATATTATATATTAATACATATTATATGTATTCCGTTCCCGGTCGTAGCGAGCCCGACCCGCGAAGCGAGGTAGGGAGGGCGAGTAGACCGGTACTAGAAGGGTATTTGTATGATGTCCCATCTATCTTCACTCATTTTTGAAGTATCTGGGGGTTGATTCGCCATTATTATGATGTGTGGAATCGGGTATATGCATATACCCCCCTCGTATTTTCCACTATATAGACATCCGTTTTTGATCTGTTCTATACAGCCATAGTTAATGAAGTCCTGTGAACTTCGTGGTATGTCTAATAATATAATCGTGGGTGCTTGCCCAGGGTTGTTAATCATGTATGTATTAATTTGATTAAAGACGTCAGTCATTTTTCCAGTGGCTATGATAACATGTTCATGTTTTATACATATATACTTTATAAGGTATGATTTGCCGCTGTTTCCGTTAGGTTCCCAGTACCAATGTATTTTACGTGGATCTGGTTTAGTTTGTACTAAGTTCAACACTTCTTGTTGCCATGGTCTCCATGTTAGATTTGAATATTCTGTATTTAAAATATTCTGTTTCATTGATAAAGGAAATGTATTCCAGAGTACGCATTCTTTGCTACAATATTCGATGTTTTGTACTCTGCTGCCGCGGCAGACTTCCCAGTGTATCCTCTCGTTCATTTTCGAGAGGGATGTAAATGCTATTGCATTTTTAAATTCTATGTATCCTTGTAAATGTGGGGTACCTTGTTCCCCTACTTCAGTCCCAATTATGTATTGGGCTTTTTTGTCTTCCAGCATATTTTTAATGGAAGACTTATCACATTCTGTGTAATTATTGAGTGTGAAACACCATTTTCTATTCCGAAGGCGAAACTGTACACTTTTT